TATTAAACCTCTACGCTAATCCAGCGCTTTTAGCACCCATGACGTGGTTTTGAATAACCACGATTACATTTGTGCCTGCGCTAGCTACGTCGGAATTTTCTGGATCTTGTGAAATGTCAATAGCCTTCAAAGGTAAAGTTGCTGTAGTAGCACCAGTTGAAGTATCTAATTGCATGTTTGAAGTTCCAGTTTTTGTGTCGCCGACAGGAGATGAATCAACGATATCAAAGTTACCAAACAAATCAGCTACGGGGAAAGCCTCGTCTGATTGAATAGTAAATTGAACCATTGGGTCATCAATAACATTAGCAACAATATCGCTAGCAGAAATACTGCCAGGATAACTGTTACTAAATACTGTTTCACCACTAGTAGGGTCAGTGTATGAACAGCCATTGAAGACGCCAAGAATAGGTACAGTGCCAGAGGCAGCATGCCTACCAATAGTTCCAGCAGTAAGTTGAGTTACCAAATCACCTTGGAAAATAGCAGTAGTTGCACCACTTGCAATTCTGTATCTTTGTTGGCCGCCAGTCCATGATTGTCCACCGACTTTTCTAACAGGGATTAATCCCATTTTAGTAGTTTCGTTTGCCATGTTTATTCGACTTTAAATTCCAAACAATTAATAAATCAGAGGAAGTTATTTACCCCCTCCACCAAATGTAACCTTGCTCTTCCTTTCCCTAGAGATAGGCATAGCAGGGTTTTCTTCACGCATAAGGTCATTGTCCACAGCCGTCATTTGATTTTGTGTAGCTTGTTGAAAATACTCAGATCTTTGTTCGACAATATCTTTGTCTATTTTGCAGAGTATCAAACCACCCACTCCAATGACGCCCGCATGACGACCATCATCGACGGTTGGATAATCGTAACCAGGAACTTCTTCTGGTTTCACTGGCTCCCAGCCTTCACGAAACCTTTTGGAAACATTAGTTCGATCTTCTTGACCTAACGTCTCAGCTCTTATCCATCGGTAAACCGTACCAGCTGGAGGATCGTTAGGAACCTCTAACATGGAAGGCGGCTTCCAAGGAGTCTTAGCTTTTTTTGTTTCCCTAGTCTCTTGAGCTCTAGGTGCCCTTTTTTCAGTTTTAGTTTCTTTATTCACGATTTTTGTAACCTCGCTTTTTGTATTGCGTAATCTTTAAATGAAACGCCTAAACGTTTCGCTAGTCTTTGCTCGCTTGGAGAAAGCTCCACTCGATTACTTGGTTTGCGTCCAGTCGATGTAGTGCGTGATGGTGAAGCAACGGTTTGGACGGGTTTTGTAGCTTCCACGTTGTTATCAAACTTATTAGGTATTTCCGACCTAAGTCTGTTATCTAATTCATTGTAATACTCATCTGAGTTTAAATCAAAACCTTCAGAAGCTAATTGCTCATGAATAGTAAGGGCCACAGTAGTGGCTACTCGGTCTTGACCGAACCAAGAGTTTTTACTTGCCCATGACTGTGCCTTTGGAGAAGGCTCTGCATATTCTTGAACCTGTTGTGGTTCTGGAAGTGGGCTTTCAACTTCTTGATTGACCGCTTGATCATAATCTGCTTCAAACTGGCTCCTTTGTTCAGATGCTTCGATATATTTTTTCTCAGCAATAGCAGTGCTTAATAATTCAGTAGCTCTTGCTATGGCTTCAGCATCGTTTGCTTCAACAGCCTGTTTGTGAGCTTGTTTAGCTAATTCAATAGTTGAATCAGTTTCGCTCTTACGACTATCAAACATAGTCTTTTCAAAAGATTGTTTGGTCGCTTTTAATTTATTGTTTTCTTCTTCTAGCTGTTTAGCATATTGCACAGCCATAAGTTCACGTCTTTGAAAATCTTTTGCTTGAGCAACAGCTTTGTTAATTCTGTTTTGTGCATAAGCAGCTTTCTTCTCAACTTCGCTTTTGTCTTTGTTTTCTTCTATTACCTTGTCACTGGTTTCAAAGTTTTCTTGAATAGTGTCTTCTTCAATAGATTTAAGTTCATCTTTGTTTTCTTCAAGATCGATGTACTTAGTTTCATCAGAAACTTCTTGATCAGCCCTTTTACCAACTGGTAAAGCAGCTTTCTCTACTTGCTCTTCTGAAATATCTGGTAAAGCATATTCTTGTTCAGCCATAAATCACCTATAAAGTTTTAATATCATCTGGATCACTAATGGTGCCGATTACCTCGTCATCATTAATAATTCTTACCTCGTGATTGTCTTCCAAACGAAAGCGAGCTCCCGCATATCTGCCAATCAATACCCAATCTTTTTCTCTGCACCAAGTCTGACCTTCAAATTTATCTTTATCTTTATACGCGGTAGGGCCTACTTTTAAAACATAGGCAACCACTGTGGCTAAAGATTCTCGATCTAAAGTAGATGTGGTTAAGTGTATGCCACCTTCGGTTACGCCTTTACCTTTGTAAGGTAAAACCAATATACGCCAGCCAGTGGGATTAGGCATTCTTTCAAGTAATGATTTGTCTAACAATGTAGGATCTAAAACTCTGTCTTCAGTTTTAACATAAGCTTTATCTACATCTGATCTTGCTAATTCTTCTCTTGCTTTTTTTCTTTCTTCTGCGATGTGGTTTGGAACTGCTAGTTCGGTCATCGTTAATCCTCTTCTTGCAGCACTTCTCTTATTTCAGATTCCATGGTGCGAAGTGCTGTTAACTCACCAATGTGAAATCTGTAATCTTCAACGGATTTTATATTACCTGCACCCAATGTTTCAAGTATATCTTCTTGTCTTTGTCTAATTTTTTTTAATAGCCATTCAGCTAAATTGAGATCTTCTGCCATTAATTTTTATGAATATCTAGTTTTCTTCCTTCTGTTTGACATCACCTTACCACAACCTTTGTGGTATTTTCGTATTAGTTTGCCATCTTTAGCAAAAGTTTTTACATTGGTAGGTTTGCCTCCCGGATTACCAGCAGCACGTTTTCTCTTAACTGCACTTCTTCTTTGCGCGGCTGTCATGCTTTTGGCTTTTGCTCGTGGTACGCATTTAGGATATTTTCTTTTAGAACCTTTTACTTTAGATCGACCACACTTTTGAAACTTACCTTTTTTCTTAGGTGCTCCTATATCAACCCAATCGCCTTTGGGTCCTTTGCCAAACCATTCTGTTAATCCGCCTTGAGGTTTAGCCATTAGGAACTACGGTACCCACCGCCACGTTTTTTATAAGTTCTAACTAACCAAGCGTTAGCATAAGCTGAAGGGTAAACTTTAAATTTACGTTTGGCTTCTGCTTTTACTCTAGCGTATAAAGCTGGATTGGTTGGTTTAGCACCACCTTTCTTTTTAGCTTTACCGCCTTTTTTTAATTTTATAGCGTTTAAAGTTTTGGCTTGTCTAGCATGAGTTTTACTAGCTTTGTTTAAAGCTTTAGATACTTTTTTTATTTTTTTCTTTACGTTTCTCTTGATAGTCATTTAACACTTCCACCTTCGTCTTGCTTGTCTTAATCTTGAATTAGGATTCTTAGCTGCTTTAGGAAACTTCTTCATTTGTCCAGCTGATCTAGCACAAAATGATTTACGTCTCTTAGCTGCTTTACTACCCTTCTTCACTTTGCCAGTTACGGCAGTTTTTAATTTAGAACCGGGGTTCAGCTTCCTATATTTTCTGACTCCAGCTGCAGTCATGCCTGCACCTTTTTTAGTAGGTCTAAAATTCTTTTTATTACGCTTGGGCATTTTGCCCTTTGGACTTTTTCTAGTAGTTTTTCTAAGTTGTGATCTAGTAATTGCCATAGCTCTTTAAGGTGCTAGGGCCGAGGGGAGAAGATTGAAAACTAGGCCCTAGCGTTTTTAATCTTATCACATTCATTAGTTTCCTCTATTCTTTATCAGCAATTCTGCTTTTTTAATTTTATTACTAGAATCTAATCTATCACGACCTAAATCGTCTTTCATCTCGGCAATCGTTTGGGCAACATTTAATTTTTCTCTAGCCAATTCTAATTGTTGCATCGCTTGCATAGCGTCAAATTGTTGTCTAACTGCAAACTCTTGGCTCTTACGTTCTACATCTTGAGCCTTAATATCTAATTCTTTATCACGTAAAGCTACCAATGGGTCTGCTGGCGGTGCTGGTGGGACAAATGCCATATTGATTTGTGACATCAATCCAGCTTGAATTTGTGCTACATCTTTTGCAATCGCTTCATCTATTTTTTGTTGTTGTTGCATAGCCATTTCTGGCGGCATTGCCATAAGCATTTGTTGTATTTGCATAAACTCTGGGTCTTGCATATTTTGCATGTCCACAATCTCAGCAGCACGTAAAGCTACGTGTTGATAAACATGTGCTTGAATGTTGGTCATGATGATAGGTTCAATCATTACTGAACTGGTTTGTGCTAATGAGATATGTACATTGATGTGCGCATCATGATCTTGCCCAGGAAAAGCTTGGCAAGGTTGCCCTTTAATTAATAAAGCGTTTTCACTTGCTGGGTCGGTTGGCATTGGCTGTGGCGGTGGTGGCAATAACTGTTCTATGTTTTGCACACCCATAGCAGAATACATTCTGCGATAAGCCTCATACATGCCTTGCGGCCCATGAATGTTTGGATTTGAATTTACGACTTGTAATATTTCATTAGCCAACATAACACGCTGACTCATAGAGAAAATGTTTGGATCTGAAACTGGTAGTACATCTACGCGTTCATCAAAATCCATTTGTTTTATCATGCCGTCACCAGCAGAAGTCATGTAAGGATATTCTGGTGGTAAGTAATCAGCGAATACTTTGGCTAATAAAATAAATTCAAATCTTTGTGAAGAGTGCAATCTTTTATGGATTGCTGACATGACTTTAGTACCACGTTCTAATAAAGCTACCGTAGTACCAACTGGCATGTTTTGGTTAGCATCGCCAACTTGCATTTCAGCTAAGGCTGCAAATTTTCTGCCACTATCTACTAAGGTACCAAGTAGATTAAGTAAAGTACCAGATGGTTCTTTAAATGGCAGTGGGACAAAAGCATCTCTTAAACTCCCGCCTGGAGCATCCATATCTCTAAACTCGCCCGGCTGTAAAGGTTGGTCATCGTTTCTAATACGAATACCTCTAGCCTTAAATCCAGCTGGTAAGTTAGATAATGTGCCCGCGTCTATCAGCTGTCGCAAGATAGATGTTGACGCTTTTGATAACCCACCAATCATGTGAGTTAACCCAAATCCGTAAAAACCTAACCCAGGTAAAAACTTATAGTGCACAAAATAATTTATGCGTTTTTTCAATGGGTCGTTTTGTCTGTAATTTCTTCTAATTGATAATACTTCGTTCGTGGTAGTTGAAAGCGTAATTACATAAGGCAATTTAATTCCAGTAGGTTCGCCTTCAGCATCTAAATCTTCATAACCTGGAATATCTAAATCAGTATGTATTTCATAAAGTTCACACTGATCGCTTTCGCCATAGCTTGGTTCGATACCTTGCAATTCATCTATTTCTTCTTGAATAGAATCTGTATCGGTATCAACTATCATTGATTCGGATATATCGACATCACGATAAAATCCAGCTTGTTGTAATTTTTTAATATCGTTCATAGACATATCAACGATATGCGTAATTCTGCCAGCACTGTAAATATCAGTTGTGGCATAAGGCACAACTAAATCTTCTGCTGGAATAAATCTAGAAACAGCACGACCTAAGTTTTGATCGTAATAAACTTTTCTAAATGCTGAACCAGATAATGGTAAATAAAATAATAATTGATCTGTTTCAGTATCGTATTCTTCCATGACATTCATCAACTGATAGTTCATGAATTCACGAACACGATCAGCTTGCGCTTCACTGTCTGGACTTTTAGCACCAACTACTTGAGTTCTTACTGGACCATTTGATGGCAGTATTTCTTTGTAAGCTTGTGCTTGAAACTGAGTAACTGATTCTGCTAAGAGTGGGTGCATGACGCCAGAGGCACCTTCAAAAGGCTGTGACCTTTCTTCGTAATTCATTCCCAAAGTTTCTAAACCTTCCTTGTAAGTATCTTCCCAACCTTGTCGTGAGGATTTGTCGGCTTCCACGGCGTCAACTAAATCACTGTAAATAACATCGAGCTCATCTTGCTCTAAGTATTCAGCTAAGTTGTCATTGAATTGTTCGGTTAAGTCTGGCGTTAATACCGAACCAAATGTTAAGGTGCCATCTTCCCCGCGCTCGAAGACAGATAAATCTATCTCGATGTCTTCTGGTACTTCGACGTTAATTGTTTTGTCTTGATTTTCTACTTCTAAATCTATTAGATCATCAGAACCTATTGCTTTATCTATATCTGCCATTAGTGTAATACTCTTTCATCTTTATCAAATATTTCGTACAAGTCATCGTAAAGAGAAATTATATCTTGTAATTCCCCAACTACAGTAACTCCCATCTGTTCCGCTATATTTTCTGCTATTTCCGAGCTACTAGCAAATATATTGGGCCCTTCGTAAATTGTGTTCTCACCCTGCACTCTAAACTCAGTCAAATATATTTTTACTTTCGAGTTTTTTTGAGTCATCTACGTGCTCCTTGTTTAAGATTTTATTTATTTTATCTTCAGCAGAGTTTAACAATTTTTCACAATGGTTGCTAAGTTTTAGTCCGTAGGAAAATGCGTCGATAGATTCTTCGAGAGTAAGATCTTTTCTCTCCAGGTAATTTG